AACGGCACCACCGCCGCGGCCCACGCCGACGCCACGGCCGTCTCCCGCCTGGTCTATCCCCAGCCCATCGTGGACGCGGTGATCATGCAGGCGTCGCGGATCTGGGACAGGCGGATCCACTCCTTCAACAACCCGACGGAGTTGGGCGATCAGCTGGGATTGGACAAGGACGTCTGGCAGCAGTTCAACTACTACATCCGAAAGGGGATTGCCTGATGGTGAGAGCCAATGAGATCGGCGGGAAGCTATGTGAGCATTTTGGTCTCAACCCGAGGCATGTGAGGGCCATCAGCTTTAATTGGAGGGCGGGCGAGTTGGCCACCATCGACGTTGAGATGATAATTACGGGGAATGATGATTTCCCCCAAGAGATATTTCAACGGTACAGCTTGGTGGAGATCGAAACCGAGAACGATAAAGAGTCGATCGCCTGATGCCCGGCCCGATGACCATGAGGGTGTCCGACACCCAGGAGATTGCCCGGCGGTTCAAAGACCCGAAGGTGAGGGTCAAGCCGTTCAAGACCTTCCTGACCGACGGCACCAAGGACATTCAGAAACACGCCAAGCTCAACACCAAGCGGAGGACCGGAAAACTGCGCCGGAGCATCCGCCGGTCCATCCGTCGCCGGAAGCGCGTGCCGATGATAGGCCGCGTTTTCACCAGGGTCTTCTACGGCCGGATGCTGGAGTACGGGACAACCTTTGTTAATGCCAGGCTGACCTTCCGGAGGGCCTTGAACTCTATCCAGAGCAGCATGCCCCGCCGGTTGCGGAAGCTAGAGCGGGACCTGGTGAAGTCGCTGCGGGGCGACCATGTCTGACCTATCCGATCCCAGGGATGGCATCAAAGCGACCATCGAAGCGCAGATACAGGGGCTTCCGGTGGAACGCTACGGGCGCGGACCCAGAACCCAGCATCCCATCGCGGTGATTGAACCCGGCGAAGAGGAAGGGGATTACCAGACAATTGGAGACAACACCTTCGACCAGCTGCTCATGTTGACGGTGTACGTACATTCAACCAGCCGGGACGAGTCCTACGCGGCATTGGACGAGTACCGGTCACCCACCGGGAACAAGAGCATTCGGGCGGCCATCAACGCCGATCGCACGCTGGGCGGCAAGGTGGATGACGCTCAGGTGGGTTGGGGAGTAATCCTTGACCAGGACACGGAGGAAGGTGTGCCGTCCAATGAGTACGCCTGCCGGCTCCCCATCCGAATAATCAAGACGGTGGCATAGAAGATGGCGAAATATCTCAGCACCCAAGTGGAACTCTGGCTTGGCGGGTACGACATCACGCCCGACACCACCAGCGTCGAGATGGAGTCCATGGTCCGTGACGTTGACTCAACCACCCTTCCCCAGACGGCGGAACGGGTTATCGCCGGCCTGCGGGGCGGCAGCTTCAGCCATGACGGGTTCCTGGACTCCAACGACGCCATCACCATCACCTCGTCCTCGGTGGCCAGCCCCACCAACATCCTGTGCGCCACGCCCCACGGGTTGATCAGCGGCGACACCGTCACCATCGCCGGACACTCCGGCTCCACGCCCAGCATCAACGGCGTGCATACCGTCACCGTGGTGGACACCCTGAATTACACCATCCCGGTCAACGTCACCGTCGGCGGCACCGGCGGAACCTCCACCCGGGGCGGCGGCACCAACTCGGCGGGGGCGGCTCTGATTGGAACGATACCGGTCGTCACCCTGGCGGTCCAGGGCGCCGCCGGCAAGCGCTGCATGAGCGGACTGATGCTGGAAACATCCTTCAAGACGCCGGCGGCCCTGGGGGGCCTGCTGATGGCCACGGTGGAGGGCAAGACCGACGACAAGGTCGAGATCGGCGTGGTCCTCCAGCCCAAGGTCACGGTAACCACCAGCACCAACGGGGCCAGCCTGGACAACAGCGCGTCCTCGGCCAACGGCATAATGGGGTTCCTGCACATCTTCGCCGCCGACGGCACCGCCACCATCACCATTGAGGAATCCTCGGACGACGGGGCTGGCGACGCCTTTGCCACCGTGTTGTCCTTCACCCAGATCAGCGGAATCAGCAGCCAGCGGGTGGCCATCACCGGCACGGTTGAAAGATATTTGCGGGCGGTCATAACCCTGGGCACCGCCACCAGCGTAACGGCGGCTGTGACCGTCGCCAGACTCTAAGCTAAGGAGCAGCAATCATGGCGAAATATCTAGTCAACGGCAACGTCACCATTGAGGTGGACGACAGCGGGGGCACCCTCCGTGACATCACGGCCCACGTCACCGACATCGACACCATCGGCAAAGAGCAGCGGGACATTGACGACACCACCTTTTCCGATACCGCCGAGAGCGTGATCGCGGGCATAGAGGCCAGCCAGGAGTTCTCCATTGGCGGCTGGATGGATGATGCCGTCACCACCGGCTCAGATACGGTGTTAAGCGGGATTGTCGGCAGCATCGGGACGGTCAAAGTGACGGGCAAGTCCGGCGTCCGGAGTTTCCAGTCGGAGATGCTCTGCAAGTCCTACAAATTGGGCGTTAGCATCAACGATTTCATCCGCTTCAACGCTACCTTCAAGCAGGACGGCGCGATGACGGTGGGGACGTAAGATGGCTGATTATATACGGGTGGAGTTGCTACGCGGGGAGTGGTTTGAGTTCCGGGAGCGGCTGTCCTGGAAGGCCAACAAGGTACTGATTGCCGGCAGAGCGGATGGCGGCGATTGGGGTGAGGCCGTCGAGAAAGCGGTGATAATTGATACTCGGGCCTGGTCCTTCGGGCCACAGGTGGATGCCGCCACCGCCGCCGATCTGGATGCCCGAGACATGAACGCGATGATCGACCACATGATAGCCGCCTTCGGACTGGACCAGATGGAGGAAACGTCGGAGGCGCTGGCGGGTGATGACCCAAAAAAAGACTGACCAGCGCCCTGATGTTCGGCACGTCCCGCCCTCCGCCGGGGCGTACCGAGCCGGTCACCACGCCCGAGGGATTTGAGGACCCGGTGATGCTGGTGCACCTGATGATGGGCGGGTTGGTGCGGCCCTTTTCCTGGGACGAGTGGCAGGAACTGGACTACACCTTCGCCAAAAAAGTAATGGTTGCGTTGCCGGTGGTGCAGGACGTAGCCAGATATAAGGCTGGTGGACAATGACCTCCAAACGTAATGAAGTTCAGGTGACCCTCTCCCTGAAGGACCAGATGTCACGTCAGCTCGAAAAGGCCGGCGAGAACCTGAAGGGGTTTGAAAAGCAGGTCCGCAGCCACGCCCTGGCTCTCGGTATTGCCACGGGTGTAGCAGTTGGTGCTGTCGCCACCATGAAGACCTTCACCGACGCGGCCCAGGAACAGATGGCCGCTGAGCGGACCCTGGCCCGGCTGATTGACAGCACCGGCGACAGTTGGGCCAGCCAGGAACAGCGAGTGTTGCGGGTGACATCGGCGCTGCAACGAAAGACCAACTTCGGCGACGAGGAACAGATACGGGCTTTGACCCGCATGATCCCCCTGCTGGGCAGCGTTGACAATGCCCTGGCCGCCCTCCCGTTGGTGATGGACGCGGCGACGATTTCCGGTAGCAGTTTGGCGACGGTTTCCAGCACCCTCAGCCGGGTGCTGGCCGGACAGGGGGATGTGTCGGAATCGCTGGGCCTCAGCTTCGCCGGCATCGAAGGGGTATCGGATAGGATAGCCTTCGGGTTAAGCAGGGTAGGCGGGGCGGCCGAAGCCAACGTGGACCCCATGACGCAGATGGGGAACATCCTTGGGGATATTAGTGAGAAGATCGGGTTGAAATTGTTGCCGACACTGGGGCCGGCGGCTAATGGACTGATGGCCATAACTGACTCGCTCTTCAGCGCCCCTAGCGGTCTGCGTAAAGAGATAGAAGCCTTGACCGAGGCCCAGACCAAGTTCCGTGCAGCAGACACTACATTTTTGCAAGCTGAATCCGCCCGTGCCGAAGCGCGGGCCAGAACCCTGGCGGACATACAGGCCCAGAGCCAATTTGGAGGCTTTGGCATTGGTGCCGAAGGTGGGCTGACCGTCTTTGACCAGGCAACCGGCAAAACGCTTGAGCTCAAAGACGCAATACAGCAAGGCACCGACGGGCTTGATCGACAAATGGATAAGCTGAACAACTATGAGATTCAATACCTCGGCACCATCTCCGCTATCACCAATGCCAATACCGAACTGAACGATAGAATTGCCGCGATCATCGCGAAGGAAGAGGAACAAGCAGCGGCTTTGGAGAAGGTGAAGGCTCTCCGGTTTGACGCCGCCATGGACCAGGCGGCAGCGGCGGTGGAACGCGCCACGGCCAAAAACCGGGCATTTATTGATGGACTCAGGGCCCACGCCGCCGAAACCAGGGCCATCAAGGAAGGATGGCAAGAGGCGCTGAAAGAGGCAGCCTTCCTGGAGACCGCCGAGGCCAAACTGGTAGGGTCCACCGCCAACCTGGATCGGGCGCTGGTTTTGATGGGCGAAGACCAGGACCGGGTTAACCGCATCTTCCAGGCGGCGAGAATCCATAACGGTGACCTGGAGGGGTCTCTGGATGCGTTGGCGGAAGCCGGGATCGACGTCATCAAGTTCCTGCAGGACGAAAAGACTGCGGCGGACGCGTTGGCGAAATCCCTGGAGCGCACCGCCAACGCCCAGCGAGACCTGCTGAGCGCGTCATCCAGGGGCGGCAGCCCTTCGCCGACTACGACGGACCCCGCCGGGGTGAGGTCGGCGTTTGAGGGGTTGGTGTTTAACATCCAGGGGGCGAATCTGCCCAATGAGGCCCAGATACTCAGCCAGTTCACCGAGCAGTTCTTCTTTGACCTGGTGGACCAGATGGCCCGCAATGGCTCGACCAACGCGCTGTTTGACGCGATAAGAGAGGCGGGGCGGCTGTTTGGCTTACATGGGGACGTCCCTGGCTTTCACCGTGGCGGGATAGTTGAGGGTTCCAGTGGCACTGAGCAGTTGGCCCGGTTACTGCCGGGGGAAGGGGTGTTTACCCAAGGTCAGATGCGGGCCATGGGTAACATTATCGTGAACTTCAATGGCCCGATCTATGGCTTTGATGATCTGGAGCAGGCGGTAGTCAGCATTGTGGCCAACACCCGCAGAAGGGGTGGCTTTGATGACTTCTAGTCGGCGGCAAACTGGGCCAGGATGAATAGCATCGGGAGCAGGAAGAGTATGAGAATGAGCAATGCCATCGGTCTTTTGTCTTTTTTCTGATCCTTTTCCATGACAACCTCCATCTCATTACCTGGGCTGGTACAAGTATACCACGGACATTAAGGGGTAACTAAACCGTGACCCTGGCCACCTACACTGTAGAAGCCGACTGGAACGGCAATTTCAAGTACGACGGCGGCACCGAGGACGTGTCCGCCGACGTCCGCGGGATCCAGTTGCGCCGGGGGCGGGACAAGCAATCGCAGCTGACGGGCAAGAGCATCGCCGCCAAGCTGACCATGCCGCTTAAGAACGAGTCGGGCGATTACAACAGTTTCAACGCCGGCAGCGCCGTGGTGGCTGCCGGCGGGTCGCTGCTACCCCAGAGGCGCATCCGCATCAAGGCCACCGACGGCACCGGCACCGTCACCTTCTGGGAAGGCTACATCGACAGCATCGAGCCTCGCCCGTCCATCCGCGCCCTGGACGAGGCCATCCTGACCGGCATCGGCCCTCTGGGAATCATCAACCAGCGTTTTGTCGAAGACCTGATGCGCACCAGTATCGACACCGGCGCGTGCATCGGGTTTCTGCTGGACGCGGGCAAGTTTGGCCGGGCCTATTCGGTGGCGGTTCTGGACGACGCGCCGGCGGGTTACTGGCGGTTTGGCGACTCTTCGGGCAACGCCATCGACGCCTCGGGAAACGGCAACGACGGCACGGTCACCGGCGTGACTCAGGGGTCCACCAGCCTGCTGGCCAGCGACACCGACACCGCCTACACCTTCGATGGTCTGAGCGGTGATGTGGACGCCGGCAGCCCGGCGGTGCTGGACAACCTTGCCAGTGGGGGAATGACGGCGGAGGCCTGGATCAAGGCCAGCAGCGACGGCGAGGGGAGCACCGGGCGGATATTCGATAAGACCGACTGGTCTCTGTACACCAGTGGCGAAGCCGCCGGGTTTATGAAGCTCACCTTCGTCCACGGGTTCTCCGGAACCAACGGGAGTTGGACCACCACCAATGCCGTGCTGACCGTAGGCGCGACTCATCACGTCTCCGTGCGCTTCGACAGCGACAATGTCGCCAACGACCCTCAGATAGAGGTCGACGGCGTGGTGGTGGCCATCACGGAGGATTCCACCCCGGCGGGATCCGCCACCGACGATTCGGCGAACAACCTCATCATCGGCAACGTGGCGGCGGACACCAACACCTTCGACGGGGTGATCGATGAACCGGCGGTCTACGCCACCCAGCTCTCGGACAGCCAGCTGCTGGCCCACGTCGAGGCCGGGCTGATCAACTCCCGGGCCATCGACACCGGCAAGACCACCATGGCCCGCCACTACGTTCCGTCCAGGCAGGCGGTGTTGCAGGCGGCGCGCGAAGTTGAATCCACGGAAGCCGGTTGGTTGTGGGAGACCCGGGACTGCAAGATCGCGTTCGACAACCGGCACGCCCGCCTTGCCGGTAACAGCCTGGTCAGCCAGGCCACATTCTCCGATGCCCCTGGGGCTGCTTTGAGCTATACCGAGCTGGTGCAGCTGGACCCGGGGCCGTTTATCTTCAACATCGCCGAGACGCCGGTGGTCGCCCACACGGTGGAGACCATCGCCACCCTGTGGACGAACCCATTCAACAAGGACACCTCACCGGCCAGCTCCATCCTGATCAAGGATGGGGATTCGCTGACCCTCTGGGCCACCTTCCCAGTGTTGGGGGCGGCGACGGACGCCGTGGCGGTGGACGCCTGGACCACGCCGGTGGCGGGAGCGGGGAACGACTACCGGGTGTGGACGGCTGCCGACGGCACTGGCACCGAACTGAGCGCCAGCGTGCCGGTGGTGGCGACGCCCTTTGCCCGTGAGCTGAAGATGGTGTTCACCAACAACAGCGGCTCCGACGGGTATCTGACGGAGCTGAAGGTCCGGGGCACCGCCCTGACCGAGAACGACCCGGTGACCGCGCGGGATGAAGATGAGGCCAGCAAACAGCAGTTTGGAGAGCGGACCTTCCCCTTGAGCCCAAGGTTCATCCCAGACGTGATAGAGGCCACCGACTGGGCCCGGTTTGCAATCTCGGTCCACAAAGACCCGGTGGTGTCTCTGCGGCTGACCTTTGACGCCAACCGCGACGCCAACCATCTGAGCGAGGCATTGCGCCGGGACATTGGGGACCGCATCACCGTGGTGGCCGCAAACAGCGCCGGCCTGGGGTTCACCCGGGACTTCATCATCGAAAACATTGATGACCGCATCGACCGGACCCGCCACCACATCGTCAGTTGGGAGCTGTCGGATGCCGAGCAGTTCAGCGACTGGTATGTGTGGGGCACTTCCAAGTGGGGTACCACGACGAGGTGGCCGTATTGACGACTAGCCCAAATATACCACCCATACCTTCAATCCAGACTGCTCATGCTTTGGGGCGACCGGTCCAACACGAGGATATAAATCGCACTCCGGTGCGCCAGTGGCTGGCCATGGTGGCGACGCAGTCCAGGGGATGGCCCACCCCGACCGAGACCAGCGCCACCCCAGTGCTGGCGCGGTTGGACGCCGGGCGGTGGCTGGCTGATTGCCCAATGGGCTGCGGCGGCGCGGAGCTGGTGTCAGAGCGGGACCCGGTATTCCTGTGCCTGTCCTGCGGGTCGGGGCGCCGGTGGTGGCCGGT